TATGAAAGCGACAGAAATGTTAAAACAAGTAAAAGACCTACTTGGCATGGAAGCTAAAGAGGAAGTTGTACTTTCTGAAGAAGTAGTAGAAGAAACAGTTGAATCTACAGAGGATACTCAAGTAGAATTAACTGAAGAAACTACAGAAACTCCAGAAGCTACAGAAGAAACTTTATCTGAAGAGTCAGTAGAAGAAAAAGTAGAGCTTGCAACTGCACAGCTTGAAAATGGTACAACTGTAGAGGCAGAAGCTTTCGAAGCTGGTAATGAAATTTTTATCGTTACTGAAGACGAAAGAGTTGCACTACCAGTTGGGACTTATACACTTGAAGATTCTACAGAAATAGTTGTAGAAGAAGAAGGTATAATTGCTTCTATAGGAGCAGCTGAAACTGAAGAAACTGAAGAAGTGGAAGCAACAGCAGATTATGCTACAAAAGAAGAATTAGCTGAAGTAAAAAAAGCTATTGAAGACATTGTTACTATGATCGAAGAACTTGGTTATGGTAAAAAAGAAGAAGAAATGTCTTCTGAAGAAACAAAAGAAAATTTATCTCAAGTAGAGAAGGTTAAACATAATCCAGAGTCTAAAGAAAAAACAGAAATGAATCTTTATGCTCAAAAAAGACCTTTGGGAACTTTAGATAGAGTAATGCAAACAATCTCAAATTTTAATTAATATTAATAAAAATGGCAAATAGTACAGTAACACCAATCACTTCTACTTATGCTGGAGAATTTGCAGGGAAATATGTCTCTGCTGCTCTATTAAGTGGAAATACACTATCACAAAACTTAATTACAATTAAGCCTAATGTGAAATACAAAGAAGTAATGAAAAAAGTTGCTTCTACAAGTATTGTTAAAAACGGTGCATGTGACTTTTCTGGTCAGGCAGACGTTTTAACTTTAACAGAAAGAATATTACAACCAGAAGAATTCCAAGTGAATTTAGAGCTTTGTAAAAAAGACTACGTTCAAGACTGGGAAGCAGTTCAAATGGGATATTCAGCAATCAACCAAGAATTACCTCCATCATTCTCTGATTTTTTAATCGGACACGTATCAGCTAAAGTTGCTGAAAAAATGGAGCAAAATATCTGGGCTGGAGTTGACAGCAATGATGGAGAATTTGCAGGTTTCGTAACTACATTAACAGCTGATGATGATGTAAATGACGTAACAGGTACTGCAAGTACTGCAGGAAACATTATCGAAGAATTAGGTAAAATTGCTGATGCAATTCCAAACGCAGTATACGGTGCAGAAGATATGACTATCTACTTACCTTCTAACATGTACAGAAACTACATAAGAGCATTAGGTGGATTTGGTACAGCAGGATTAGGTGCTGCAGGTACTAACGCTCAAGGTACACAATGGTACAACATGGGTTCTGGTCTTCAATTTGATGGTATTCAAGTTGTATTAGCACAAGGTTTAGCAAGCAACAAAGCTGTAGCAGCTGAAAAATCTAACTTATTCTTTGGAACTGGTTTATTATCTGACCACAACGAAGTAAAAGTATTAGATATGGCTGATCTAGATGGATCTCAAAATGTTAGAATTGTTATGAGATTTACTGCTGGTATTCAGCATGCAATCGGAGGAGACATAGTTCTTTACTCTTAATAAATAATTGTATAACAAATAAAGAAGGGTAGGTGGTGTATTCTACCACCCTTTTTTTTTAAAACTTAAAAAATATGGCTTGTGATTTAACTAAAGGAAGAATAGAACCTTGTAAAGATGTAGTAGGTGGTATTAAGAATGTTTATTTCATTGATTTCGGTGATATAACTATTGCTTATGATTCTACTGATACAGATTTAGTTGAAGATTTAGGTGCTGTAACAGCATACAAATACGAACTAAAAGGTAATTCTTCATTCGAACAAACAGTAAACGCTTCAAGAGAGAACGGTACAGTTTTCTATGAGCAAACATTAAACCTTACATTAAAAAAACTATCAATAGCAGATAACAAAGAATTAAAATTATTAGCCTATGGTAGACCACACGTAGTTGTACAAGACTATAATGGTAACGCATTTTTAATGGGAGCTTTAAATGGTGCAGATGTTTCAGGAGGAACAATTGTAACAGGAGCAGCAATGGGAGACCTTTCAGGATATACATTGACTTTTACAGGTCAAGAAAAAACTCCTGCTAACTTCCTAGAAGGTGCAACTGATGCAGATCCATTCGCTGGATTGACATCAACAGTAACTGTAACATCAGGATCTGACTTTTAATAATCCTTAAATAGTAAGAAAAGAAGGAGGCATTTTGCCTCTTTTTTTTTGTTTAATACTTAACAAAAAAGGAATTATTTTATTGTAATAATATGATAATATTACAGAACACAGCAAGTTCTCAAACGATTAATTTTATTCCTAGAGAATATGAAGCATCTGGAAGTAACATTTATAATATATCAATTGTAAATGAGACGACAAATAAATCAGTATATAATCAGGATACTAATTCATTTACTTTAAATGATTATTATTATCAATATTCAGGTACTTTTACTTTAGTAGAAGATACTTTTTATATATTGACTATTAAAAAAAGCGGAAATGTTATTTATAAAGATAAAATATTTTGTACTAATCAAACTGTATCTAGTTATTCAGTTAATAACAATGAATACACTCCGCAAGAAACAACAAACGAATTTATAGTATTATAATATGGACAATTTACATATAGTTAATTTATCAGAATACAATAGACCTAAAATAACAGAGGATAAAAGAAAAGATTGGGTAACATATGGTGAAAACAATGATTATTATTCTTATTTAATAAGGTTATTTATTGATTCTGCAACTAACAATGCAATTATTCAAGGAATATCGCAATTAATATACGGAAAAGGTATAGATGCTACAGATAGCTCTAAAAAGCCTGATGAATATGCAGCAATGAAATCTATTTTCGCAGATAGCTGTTTAAGAAAAGTTATTTTAGATTTAAAACTATTAGGAGAAGGAAGTTTTCAAATTTTATATCAAGACGGAAGAGTAATTAAAGCAGAACACTTTCCAAGACAAACATTAAGAGCTGAAAAGTGTAATGATGATGGAGAGATTGAAGCTTATTATTATTACCATGATTGGAGCAAGATAAAACCTAATAGCAAACCTAAAAGAATAGCAGCATTTGGATTTGGTAATGGTAAAGAACCAGAAATTAAAATTGTAAAAAGATATGTAAGTGGATATGACTATTATTGTCCAGTAGATTATCAAGGAGCTTTAGCTTATGCTGAATTAGAGTCCGAGATTGCTGATTACTTAATCAATGATGTACAGAATGGATTTTCTGGTACTAAAGTAGTAAACTTTAACAATGGTGTCCCAGACAGAGAGAAACAGCTTCAAGTTAAGAATGATGTAATGAGCAAGCTTACAGGAGCAAGAGGAGAAAAAGTAATTATAGCATTTAACAATAACGCAGAAAGCAAGACAACAATAGATGACGTTCCATTAAATGACGCACCAGCTCATTACGAATATCTATCTAATGAATGTTCTAAAAAACTAATAATAGGACACAGAGTAACATCTCCACTGCTTCTAGGTATTAGAACAGAAAATAATGGATTAGGATCAAACGCTGACGAAATTAAAACAGCTTCTTTGTTATTTGATAATGTTACAATAAAGCCTTATCAAGAGCTTATTATAGACTGTATGGATGCAGTTCTAGCAGTAAATGATATAAGCCTTAATTTATACTTTAAAACGCTTCAGCCGCTTGCTTTTATAGAAACAGACAACGCAGTTACAGATGAAGCAAGAGAAGAAGAAACAGGAGTAAAACTTTCAGAAGATAAACCAGAATTAACAGATGAAATGGGAGAAGACTTTTTAGCAGAGCTAGAAGGTGAAACAATGGAAGATTATGAGTTAATTGGTAAAAGACAATATTCAGAAGATAATGAAGATTTAGAAATATGGAAAGAAAAAGTAATCAATGGAGATGTAGAATTAGAATCTGTAAAGTCTAAACCTTCTGGAGAAAGTTATTTAGATAAAAGCGTATATAAAGTAAGATATGCTTATGAAGAAAAATATACAAGTGGCAACAGTAGAAAGTTCTGCAAAACAATGATGCAAAGAACAAGAAACGGAGTTGTATATAGATTAGAAGACATAGATAAAGCATCTAGAGCAGGAGTAAACAAATCATTTGGTCATAAAAAACAAGCTTATGATCTATTTAAGTTTAAAGGTGGACCTAATTGTGGGCACTTCTGGGAAGAGAGATTATACAAACTAAAAAAGAAAAAAGACGGAGAGTATTATGAAGATAAATCTTTAGCGAGTAGTGAAGAAGTTGATAGCATTCCAAAGTCTTATAAACCAAGACCAGCAGGAAACAAACTAGCTCCAGTAGCTCCTAAAGATATGGACAATAACGGATATAAAAACCCTAGATAAACATGGCACAAGCATTATTAATTAGCAGAAAAGATATAGTTAAGTTTACAGCAATGAATGGTAATGTAGACACTGATAAGTTTATTCAGTTTGTTAAAATTGCACAAGACATTCATATACAAAACTATTTAGGTACAGATCTATTAAACAAAATAGAGACTGATATATTAGCAAGTAGTTTATCTGGAAGTTATTTAACTCTAGTAACAGATTATGTAAAACCAATGCTAATACATTGGGCAATGGTAGAATATTTACCATTTGCTGCTTATACTGTAGCTAATAAAGGGGTTTACAAGCATACAAGCGAAAATGCTTCTAACGTAGATAAAACAGAAATAGATTTCTTAATTGAAAAAGAAAGAAATTTAGCTCAATATTATACTGATAGATTTATAAGCTACATGAGTTTTAATAATGATAGCTTCCCTGAATATAACAGTAACTCTAACGAGGACGTATACCCAGACAAAGACGCAAGTTTTGAAGGATGGGTACTATAAAGAAAAAGTACAAGCCAAAAGGCTATAACATGGAAAGACTTAAAAATTATATTTTAAGCATAACAAAGAATAACAAAAAATTAAAAAACTTATTGTAATAATATGAGTTTCGGTTCAATATATGACGTATCATGGTGGGGAAATACAAATGAAGCAAATGGATGGGGTGCAATATACCCTTTTGATGCAGATGGTTCGTATTTTAGAGCAGATACAACGCTAGTATTAGCAGACACAACAGAATATACAGCAGATAAAACAGTATTTTAAAAGAGTTAAAAAATTATGGCACAACAAACGATAAATATAGGAACAACAGCAAATGACGGAACAGGAGATCCAATAAGAACCGCATTTGATAAATCAAACGATAACTTTACAGAGTTGTATAGTGGTGCTGGGGGTGTTGCTGATGGAGCAGTGACTACAGCTAAACTTGCAAACGATAATGTAACATTTGATAAAATAGAAGATAGATATACAGCTAAAGTAGAGAAATCAGATACTTCAGGAGCAGTTAGTATAGATTGGTCAGCTGGAACTACATTTGAATTTACAGCTTCATTAACAGGAGCATTAGAATTAGACTTTACTAATTTTAAACAAGGACAAGTAATTGGAATATATGGACTAACAGGTTCACAAACAATTACACTTGACAGTGATGCAGCAACAAGCGAAACATTTAATAGAGTAGGGACTTCTGAATATGATGGAACTGGAAGTAACTTTTTACAAATAGCTTGTGTAGATGATTCAGCAGATGCAGTATTTAATTATTCAGTAATAACATATACATCAGATACAACACCATAATAATATGAAAGCAATAAATATAAACGGACAAATTAAACAATATACTAAACTTCCATCTTCTTGGGGAAATGTTCTTGGAGGATTTGATTTACTTTCAGATGAGCAGTTAAAGACTTATGGTTTTTATGATGTGGTAATTCCAGATTACGATTCAAGAGTAGAAGATTTAGGAGAATTATATTTTGATTCTGCAAGTGAAACTTTTACTAAAGATGTTTCAAATAAAACTTGGGTAAAAACTTTAGCTGAATTAAAAGAGCAGCAAATAAATAACTTTAAACATTCTACAGGAAGTAAATTGCAACAAACAGATTGGTATATTATAAGAAACCAAGAAACAGGAGATGCAATACCTGCTGATATAACTTCAGCAAGACAAGCATTAAGAGACCAATCAGAAGTTGTAGAGAATGAAATTAATACTTTAACTACTAAAAAAGCAGTTATGAGTTATGATTTACCAAGTATAATATAATGAGTTTAAATAAAAAAATAATAGAAGCTGAAGCAACACCACCAGAAACAGCTGGATTTAATGTAATTACTTATACAGGTAATGGTTCTACGAATTCAATTACTGGTTTTGGTTTTGCACCTGACTTAATATGGCTGAAAGATAGAGACACTGGATATCCACATTATCTTTATGACTCCAGTAGAGGAGCATTAAAAGCTTTAAGACCAAGTGAGGTTGATGCAGAAAGTAGTAATCTCGGTATAACCTCTTTCGATTCAGACGGCTTTACATTAGATTCTAATGCAGGTGCAAATCAAGGTGGTAGTCCTAATATTGCTTGGGCGTGGAAAGTTAATGGAGGTGTTACCTCAACTAATACTAACGGAACCATTACAAGCACAACTCAAGTTAATAATGCAAGTGGAATTTCAATAGTAGAATATACTGGAACAGGTAGTTCTGGTTCTGTTGGTCACGGACTTTCTTCTGCTCCTGAATTAGTTATTACAAAAGCAAGAGGAACAGTTTCACCATCAATATCAGAAGCTTGGCCTGTTTACGCAAGTGTCATAGACCAATTAGGGTATTTAGACAGAGACTATGCATTTGGTTCAGCAGCATCTGTTTATACAAACCCAGAAGTTTCAGCTACTACATTAAATATAGATAATTGGAGGGGTATAAACCAAAGCGGTGTAAGTTATATGGCTTACTGTTTCCATTCAGTATCTGGATATAGCAAGTTTGGAAGTTATAGCGGAAATAATACTGGTCAAACTATCACTACAGGGTTTCAACCAGATTTTCTTATGTTAAAGAAAACTAATGTAACTTCTGAATGGTGGATTATGGATAGCGTGAGAGGAACTACAAATAATTTAGAAGCAAATACACCTGATGCAGAAAATACAGGTATATCAGGCGCCCCTACATTTGTGTCAACAGGATTTAACTTTTCAGGAAGTACATTTAATGAAACAGGTACAGATTGGATATATATGGCATTTAAAATAAATTAATGAGATAAAAATGAATGGATTTGAACCCACTTTACTTGGTATATCGGTGTATATAATAACAATAGCAAAAATAAATGAAGCTCTACAAGGACTACTAATTATAGCAACGCTCATTTATACAATCATTAAAATATATCAATTAATAAGCAAGAAATAAATTATGGTAAGAATATTAAGATATATAGCAAACAAACTTGAACAATTCAACATTAGAGTAGCTAAAGCTTGGAATCAATGGTTAGCTAAACTTAAAATGTAATGTCATATTATGACAAAATCATATTTTAGATATAGTGAATTTGACTCGCCTGACATACCTGATAGTGGTCGTAACATGCAGCCTTCTTTTTTACGCATGCTCAACCATGCACGTCAAATTGCAGGGATACCATTTAGAATTAATTCAGGATTCAGATCTAAAGAGCATAATGAAAAAGTGGGAGGAACAGAGAATTCGTCACATCTACGAGGACACGCTGCCGACATACATGTATCATCCTCTACGCATAGATACGAAATATTATCAGCATTACTCCAAGCAGGATTCAATAGGATTGGTATAGCTGAAACATTTATTCACGTAGATAATGATCCTATTAAAACTCAAAAGGTAATTTGGACTTATGCTTAAAATTATAAAAAGATTATTTGGCTTTTCTGACAAGAATGATATTTCAGGTTTAGGTCTTGAGATAAGAGAACTTATTAAAGGAAAAGAAATAGATCCACAAAAGCTTATAGAATTACAGGCAGAGATTAATAAAATGGAAGCACAGCATAGAACAGTATTTGTAGCTGGCTGGAGACCATTTATTGGATGGGTATGTGGATTTGCACTTGCATACAACTTTGTATTAAGAGATTTATTAATCTGGTATCTAGGACCAGAGACTGCTCCACCAGCACTTCAAATGGAGCATTTAATGACAGTATTAGTAGGAATGTTAGGACTTGGAGGAATGAGAACATTTGAGAAATTAAATGATAAATCCAAGTAATGGCAAAAAAAACAATAAATGTTTATATTAAAAAGCCTAAAATAAAGAGAAAAGGTGTGCATTCAAAAAACGCATCTAGAAATCAAGTAGGATATAAGAAACCCTATAGAGGACAAGGCAAGAAGAAATAATATTAACATTTGCTGTTTAAAAGAAAATTAATCTATCTATTTACTTTTAAAAAAAAAGTGAATAACTTTGGTGGGTTAGTGGTAAATAATCGTTTAACAATTAATAAATAAATATGG